CAGCGCATCTCCTAACGCATCAGCACTAACTGATAGCGGTATTCGTCGTATGATCCAGCGTTTGGATGACAACGATGTTCCTATGGATAATCGTGTTCTCGTTGTTCCTCCTTCCAGCCGTAACACATTGATGGGTATTGCTCGCTTTACTGAGCAAGCTTTTGTTGGTGAAACTGCTGGTGGTAACACCATCCGTAACGGTCAGATCGGTGATGTCTATGGCATCAAAGTGTTTGTTACACCTCAGTGTGATACCGCTACCGGTGCTGCACGTATTGCTTTAATCTTCCACAAAGATGCAGCAGTGCTTGCAGAGCAAATGGGCATTCGTTCGCAGACTCAGTATAAGCAAGAGTATCTATCTACGCTATATACTGCTGACATGCTCTACGGTGTTGCTCTCCTTCGTAAGGGTGATCTATCAAGTGTTCCAACTTCGATGTTCCCCATTGCAGTACCTGCCTAAATAGGCTATAGAGGGGCTACACAGCCCCTCTAATTATATATTGAGGTTACTATGGTTTATTTTAAATGTAAAGTATCAGGAACAGTAGTAGGCTTTGAGTGGGAATACGACATTGAACAGATGCGTAAGCATCAAGAATACGAAGAAGTTAAACAAGAAGATAAAAAAGTAGAATCCAAAAAGGTTACTAAGAATACCAAAGAGGATTAATAATGCCTACGATCAAGATCAAAGGATCTAGCACAGCGGCAGCAGAGCCTTTAACGCTTGCTGAAAGAGAATTAGCAGTTAATGTCACGGATAAAAAACTTTATGTTGGTGACGGTGCTGCGGTACAGAAAATTGTTGGTTCGCTTGGTAACCAAGAAGCCAGTGCTGTTGCTATTACTGGTGGTAGTATCGCTGGTATCACAGATTTAGCGGTAGCTGACGGTGGTACTGGAGCCTCTACAGCGGCTGATGCTAGAACCAATCTTGGTATTACTGCAACTGGAGCAGATACAACTTATGCTTTTAGGTCTAATAATCTTTCAGACTTAGCATCTGCATCAACAGCAAGAACTAATCTAGGCTTAGGGTCTATAGCAACTCAAGCATCATCCAGTGTTTCTATTACTGGAGGATCGATTACAGGAGTCACTGATATTGCCATTGCTGATGGCGGTACAGGGGCTTCTACAGCAGCAGACGCTAGAACCAATCTAGGCTTAGGGTCTATTGCTACACAGTCGGCAAGCTCGGTAGCTATCACAGGTGGAACCATATCAGGTATCACTGATCTTGCTGTTGCTGACGGTGGCACTGGAGCCTCTACAGCCGCTGATGCTCGTACAAACCTTAGTGTCCCATCTACCACGGGATCAGGTGCTTCTGGTACTTGGGACATCAGTATTACTGGCAATGCTGCAACTGCAACATCTGCAACGTCTGCAACTACAGCCACAAACCTTGCAGGTGGTGCTGCTAATAGGGTTCCTTATCAGTCTGCATCTGGGACAACAACATTTGTCGCCGCACCAACTGTCACTAACTCATACCTAAAGTGGAATGGAACTGCACTAGGTTGGGATACGGTATCTGGCGGGGGTGGTGGGTCTGGTGATGTAGTCGGGCCTGCATCTGCAACAGACAACCAGATTGTGCTTTTTGACAGTACGACAGGGAAACTTATAAAGGCAGCGACAACCACGGGTCTGCTTAAGGCTTCTACAGGTGTGATTGCGGCTGCTGTGTCTGGTACGGACTACGCTCCTGCAACTTCTGGTTCCGCTAATCAATTACTAGCAAGTAACGGTAGTGGTGGCTTTACTAATCTCACAACAGGAACGGGCGTTGTAACTGCGCTGGGGGTAAACACTGGAAGCTCAGGTGCTTTTATTGTTAACGGTGGTGCGCTAGGAACTCCCTTGTCTGGAACGGTCACAAACCTTACCGGCACAGCATCCATCAATATCAACGGTACTGTTGGGGCTACCACACCAAGCACAGGAGCATTTACCACCTTATCTGCCTCGTCTACGGTTTCTGGCACAGGCTTTTCTACGTACCTAGCTTCTCCTCCTGCTATTGGAGGCACTGCTGCTGCTGCGGGTTCGTTTACCACGCTCTCTGCCACAGGCAACGTCACACTCTCCGGAGGCACTGCTAACGGTGTACTGTACTTAAACGGCAGCAAGGTGCTCACATCAGGGTCGGCACTGACGTTTGATGGAACGAATTTGGCCGTTAACGGGGGGGCGTTGCAGTCAGTTCGCACGGAGGATACGGCCTACAAAGCAATTCTTCAAGCATCGTATTCTGAAACGGCAACGCTAAAACTGTACCGCAAAGCAAGCCTTGTGCTTACGTCTGGTGGAATTGACGGGACAATTCTTTACGACAACGTTGGTGCAGAAGCCATGCGCCTCACCTCCACAAGTCTCTACACGGCTAGCGGTATCAACGTGGGGATAGGGACGAGTTCGCCTGGGGCAAGGTTAACAACAAGAGCGGCAGCAAATAGTTATACCGCAGGCGCTTTGCAGATTGAATCATTGTCTGGAACTTACAAATCCTATATCACCAATGTTGGCGGTTTACTACTGTTTTCCAACAGCAGCACAGTCGATCAACTCATCCTCGACTCCTCCGGCAACCTCGGCTTGGGGGTGACGCCGAGTGCTTGGTATTCAACCAGCGGATATCGTGCGTTTCAAGTTGGCAATGCAAGTTTGTTTGGTCGAAACTCGTCAAATTCTGAACTGTATTTAAGTGCTAATGCATACGAGAACAGTTCTGCTGTTCCAACTTACATTACAAGCAGTTATGCGACTCGTTATGAACAAAACAACGGAACGCATAAATGGTACAACGCCCCCTCCGGCACAGCAGGGGCAACAACCTCAATTACGTCTGGTCAGGTCTACACCGTCACAACCCTTGGCAGCACCACCCTTGGTCAGTGGCAAGCCTATTTTAGTGGGCTGAGTTCTATTCCATCGATTGGACAGTCCATCACGGCTACAGCTACCGGCACACTTGCTGGCGGCGCAACCGTTACGCAGACCATCACCTTCACGCAGGCGATGACGCTGGATGCGAGTGGGAATTTGGGGGTGGGGACTACAACTATAGACTCTGCCTCTACAGATGTTTTTACAGCTGGCAAAACTAGCAATTCTCAAGATGTACGGTTGGTTGTGCGTCAGTTTGGCAACAATACTGCGGCAAGCATTGCGCTTATTGCCAATGATGATAACGGCGCTCCTTACAACAACATTTCTTCAATTACTAACGGTGGAACAACGCACTGGAAATTAGGTGGTATTGGAGGTTTCACCGGCGGCTTGGCTATATCAACTTCCGGCACAGAACGCGTCCGTATCGGCAGCGGGGGTGAGGTTTATTTTCCAGGGGTTGGAACAACTGCCTCGGCTGCGAATGCTTATCTTAATAACGGATCAACGCCAGCAAATCAATTGCTAAGATCAACATCGTCGCTGCGTTATAAGACAGATGTTGAAACGCTTGACCACGCTAAAGCCGATGCCGTTCTTAATTTACGTCCTGTATGGTATCGCTCCAAAGCTGAGGCTGACCGTAAAGATTGGTCATGGTACGGTTTAATTGCCGAAGAAGTTGCTCAGGTTGAGCCGAGGCTTGTTCATTGGTCATACCCCGAAGATCAATTTGAAACAATTGAGACTCAGACAGAGATAGAAAAGACCCGTGAAGTTGAAGTAACGCCAGCGGTCTTGGATGACGAAGACAATGTTGTTGAGCCTGCCGTTACGGAAACAGAAACCTACACGGAAACCGAAACAAAGTCTGAGCGTAAGTTAAAAGCAGACGCTCAACTTGCCCCAGATGGTGTTCAGTATGATCGTTTAACGGTGATGCTGCTTGACATTGTGAAACGTCAAAATCAACGCATCGAACAGCTAGAAGCAAAGGTTGCAGCATTGGAGGCTCAATGAACCTAAACCTCGACCAAAACGAAATCCAATTTATTTTGAACGTGCTTGGCGATCTGCCGGCAAAGACTGGCGTGTGGCCTTTGATTGTGAAGATCAAGGAGCAGGCTGAGGCGCAGATAAAACCTGAAGAATCATAAACTATGGAAACAATCGAACTCCTAGGAAAATTATGGTACTTAGGAGCAGCGATTGTAGCAATAGCAGCCTATGCGGTCACTATTAAAGTTCGGGTAGACTATCTTGAAAAAGGTTATGATAAGCAAGTCACTGAACTTTGGAAACATGTCAATGAACTTAAAGGAAAACAATAATGGCTCTTCAAGCTGACGAACAAGTTAAGCAAATCGGAGATGCCATATCAATCCTCACTGTGGTGGGGACTTTGGCTGAATTGTTACCTGCAATAGCTGCAATCCTTACAATTGTGTGGACTGCCATTCGTATATGGGAGACTAACACTGTTCAATGTATGTTTAGACGTAACAAGGGGAATAAAGATGCCGATGGTAGCGAATAAGAAGTTTCCTTACACAGCTAAAGGTAAGAAAGAAGCTGAAGAGTATGCATCAAAGAAAGCAAAGAAGATGCATGAGAAAAAAGAATCTAAGGCAATGAAGGCTAAAGAGAAGAGAATGGGTTATTCATCGTGAAACAGAAACCTAATAAAGTACGTAAGGTTATGAAAGAGTACAAAGAAGGTACTCTTCATAGTGGCAAGGGTGGTCCAGTAGTTAAGTCTCGTAAGCAAGCAGTTGCAATTGCTTTATCTGAAGCTGGTATGTCTAAACCAAAGAAAAAGAAATGAAGCCAGGACTATACGCTAACATCCAAGCCAAGCGTAAACGTATCGCTGAAGGCTCTGGTGAGAAAATGAGAAAACCAGGCACTAAAGGTGCTCCTACAGCTAAAGACTTTAAGGAGGCAGCAAAAACTGCTAAGAAGAAATGAAGAAAGATTCTAGGCTAACAAGAGCAGGTGTGTCCGGTTATAATCGCCCTAAAAAAACACCAGGACATCCTACCAAATCACATGTTGTTGTAGCAAAGGACGGTGATCAAGTTAAGACGATTAGGTTTGGTCAACAAGGTGTTTCAGGTTCTCCAGAGGGTTCTGCTAGAAATAAATCATTCAAGGCTCGTCACGCTAAGAATATTGCTAAAGGTAAGATGTCTGCTGCGTACTGGGCTGATAAAGTAAAATGGTGATATATGACCTATCTAGACTTAGTTAACGCTGTTCTTAGGCGTGTTAGAGAAGCAGAAGTAGCTTCAGTAACAACTACTGATTACTCTAAGTTAATCGGTGATATGGTTAATGAAGCTAAAAGAGCTGTTGAAGATGCGTGGAACTGGTCTATATTAAGGACTACAAAGACAATCTATACATCTCCTACTAACTTGTCTAACTATGAAATAACAGACTCTAATTTTAGAACTAGAGTACTCCACATTTATTTACCTAGTGAGAAGAGAGATCTTCAGCAAGTTAGTCAAGATGTTATGCATAGGAATATTGATCTGTTAGGTACACAGACAGGATCTCCTATGCAGTTTTCTTATGGTCCTATAACGTCAGCTGGTAAACTAACAATTGACATCTTCCCTATACCAGCTCAGGTATATACCATCAAAGCAGAATGTGTGATACCGGAAGCAGAGTTAGTAGCTGACCTTGATAACACTGTATTGCCTTCAGAGTTAATTATTCAAGGTGCTTACTTAAGGGCTATCAATGAACGTGGTGAAGATGGTGGTAGGCTTAGTGACCAACAGTTACTTATTTATGAGCGAACACTAGCGTCTTACATTTCTATTGAGACTTCTAGGTACGAAGATGAAATTACTTGGGAGCCAGTATAATGGCTTCTAGACTTGAACCCATAGCAATTACAGCCCCGGGCTATGCTGGTTTAAACACACAGGACAGTGCTTTGTCTTTAAGTAAAGATTTCGCTCTGATTGCAGAGAATGCTGTCATTGATAAGAATGGAAGAATAGCTGCTAGACGTGGTTGGGCTAAAGTCAATACATCTTCTGGATTCAATAGTGAAGAACCATCATTGATTCATGAGATTGTTAAGTCTGATGGATCTACAGTTATTTGTTCGATTGGTGATAAGAAGATATTCACCGGTACAACAACATTGACTCAAGTCTATGCTGATGCTACCTGGACAGCACAAAACTGGAAAGCAGTTAACTTTAATAGTCATACGTATTTCTTTCAACGTGGTCATGATCCACTTATGTACGATCATGCCGCTAACGTATGGCAGAAGGTGTCAGCACATGCTTCTTATTCAGGGACTGTTCCGTTAGGTAATGAAGTATTAGCAGCTTATGGTCGTTTATGGGTTGCGGACACCACAACAGATAAGAAGACTGTGACATGGTCAGATTCATTGATTGGTTATAAGTGGAATGGTGGTACTCATGGTTCACTAAGTATTGAATCTGTTTTGACTAATGGATCTGATAGTATAGTAGCTTTAGCAGGTTTTAATGGATACTTAGTTATCTTCTGTAAGAAAAGTATTATTATTTACTCAGGAGCTGCTACAGATCCTTCAGCTAACTTAAGTTTAGTAGAGGTTATCGATGGAGTTGGGTGTATCTCTCGTGATTCTATCCAAGATATTGGTTCAGATGTATTCTTCCTTTCCGACACAGGTGTTAGAAGTCTGGGAAGAATCATACAAGAAAAGTCAGCACCTTTGTTCGATGTATCGAAGAATGTTCGGGATGACTTAATTGCTGATGTTGCTTTTAATAACAACAATGAAAACATCAAATCAGTGTTTTATGAGAAAGATGGTTTTTATTTACTAAGTTTACCGACAAGAAACATTACCTATTGTTTTGATCTAAAGCAAAGATTCCCAGATAATTCTTGTAAGATAACAACATGGACACTATCACCTAAAGCTTTCTTAGCTACGTTAGATAGGAAACTATACTTTTCCAGGACAGGATACATTGCTAACTACACAGGTGCTAATGATAACGGATCTATCTATAGATTCTCATACTACACAGCATACATTGATGGTGGTAACGCATCCATACTGAAGATACTAAAGAAAGCTAAGCTACTTCTTATTGGTGGTGAAAACACACAAGTGTTTATGAAGTGGGCATCAGACTATTCTACATCGTATAGAACTATACTAGTTTCTCAACCAGCAGGTATTTTGTCCGAGTACAATGTATCTGAGTACAATGTTGCTGAATACAACATGGGTATCTTTGTTGGTAGTTCGAATACACAAGTTGGTGGTTCTGGTAGAGTATTCCAGTTTGGGATCGAAGCAAACATTGATGGCGATGCGTTAGCAGTACAACAGATAGACTTATTTGTCAAACTAGGTAGGACAATCTAATTATGGCTAACTATACAAAGACTACAAACTTTGCATCTAAGGACTCACTACCATCAGGTAATGCAGGTAAGATTATTAAAGGTACTGAGATTAACACAGAGTATGATAACATTGCAACCGCAGTAGCTACAAAAGCAGATATTGCCTCACCAACCTTCACAGGTACTGCTACAGTAGCAACGCTTAGTGTTACAACGTCAATTACAGGCTCTGGTTCAATTGATGGCGGTACTTACTAATCATGGACTTAAGCGTATTTGGTAGTCCTACAGATTTCCAGTGGGGATTAGCTAATGATCCTAATTTTCTAAACACAGCTGCTCTATACGGAATCAGTTATCAAGACATCTTAAACTACATAACACCGCAAGTACAGCAACCAACAACATTATTAACTAATCAGCCAGATACATCAGCACAAGAAGCAGAGGCTGCAAGGATTGCTGCTGAAAGAGCAGCAGAGGCTGCTTACTACGAAGAAGAACGTAGAAGACTTGAAGCAGAAGAAGCAGCTAGACGTGCTCAAGAAGCTGCGTTGATTGAAGCAGAAAGACTAGCAGAGATAAGAAGATTAGAAGAGGCTCAAGCAATATACTACCCACCAGTAGTAGAGCCTACACCAGAACCTGTTTATAATCCTGTTTACTATTATGCTTCAGATGGTGCTGCTTTTCTTGACCAAACACAAAGAAATAGTTACGAAAGTAATTTACAAGCTATTTACGTTGCACAGCAGCAGGCAGCTATAGCGGCACAAGAGGCTGCAGCAAGAGCAGCAGCAGAGGAACAAGCAAGAATTGCTGCAGAGAGAGCAGCCGCAGAAAGAGCAGCGCAGGAA